ACAACCGGTGCAGGCAAGCCGCAGGCTTACAGTATTGTCGGCGATGAAATGAAATTGCGCCCGACACCTGATACGGCTTACACCGCAGAAATTGTTTACATTGGCTCTATTGAACCGCTTTCAGCGACAAACACAACTAACAATATTTTGCTTCGGCATTCGGATGCTTACTTAGCTGGCGCCCTTGCCGAACTTTACACCTATCTGATGGATGAACAACGCGCCCAACTTTATGACCAAAAATTTAGTCGTGCGATTCAAGAAATCCAGAAAGACGAGCAAAGAAGCCACTATGGAACCGGCTCGTTGCAAATCCAATCAATTTACCAACGCCAAAACACAGGAGCTTAAATAATGTCCGCAATGTCAGACTATTTGGAATTAAAATTCCTCGATCACTTCACAGGCAGGGCTGCAACAAGCGCGCCGAACGCCGTTTATCTTGGTCTTAGCACCGGCTCTATGGTTGATGATAACTCAGGCACAGAATTATCCGGCTCTGGATATGCGCGGCAAGCAATCACCTTTGCGGCTGCGGCGTCAGGCTCTATTGCCAGCAACGCGGCGGCTGAGTTTCCGGCTGCAACGGGGTCGTGGGGCAGTGTAAGCCACTGGGCGATTTACGATGCGGCAAGTTCTGGCAACCAGCTTTTTCATGGCTCCTTTGCCACCGCAAAAACAATTGCAACTGGTGACATTCTAAAGGTTGCTTCTGGCGATCTGACTATCACTGCGGCTTAAAAATGGCGAACCTTGACGCACTAGCTGCGCTTGGCGCGTTGGATGCCGCTGATAGCATTGGCAACATTGACCAGCTAGATAACGTCACCATTCATTTAGCTACCGGCACCGCCGCGACATCAGCGACAGCCACCGCCGCAGAGCCAATCAAAATGAAAGGTTTTAGTGCGGTTGCTGCAACGGCTGCAACAGCAACGGCGGACGTGGGGCGCACTAAAGGCATGGTCAGCGCTGCAACTGGCGCCGCCGGATCAGTTACGGCAACAGCGTTCCTTATCAGGTTGGTTAATGGTCAACCGACTGCAAATGTAAGCGCGACGGCAACTGCAACTCATATCCGTCAGGTTGCATCGGTGGCGGCTGTTACCTATGCCGTAACGGTTGCGAACGTGGGCGGGTCAAATGTGTTTGTGCTTAATGGTTCAAATAATCCAACGCTGTCGCTCTTAAAAGGACACGTTTATATTTTTGACGTGAGTGACGCGACGGTTTCGGGGCATCCTCTAGGATTTAGAACCAGCGGTGATAACCCTTATACTGGTGGCTCTCAAGTCATCGGCACTGCCGGAACTTCTGGTGCAAAGGTGGTTTTAATTGTAAAAAGTAACGCCCCCGCGAGCTTTAAATATTACTGCACCGTGCATGGGAACGCGATGGGTAATACAATATCAGTTTCAGCATCGACACAACCACCGGCATTAGCAACTGCCGAAGCCGGCAACCCGACACCTTTAACTGTGATTAACGCTAGCGCCAGCGTTACGGCGGCGGCTTCGGCTACTGGTCAACCCGTAGGCGTTCTATCTTTTGTCGGTTCAGCCGGTATAACAACATCAGCATCAGTTCACGCATCCACACAAATTTTAGGTGAAGCTTGGACAGTTCAACCTGACACAAGTGGGGCTTGGTTCGTACAATGATTGAATTCGGCGAGTGGCTACCTGACCAGCCAGATTATTTAAACAAAGGCGTGACAACCGCGTTAAACTGTTATCCGTCTGCAACTGGCTACAGAAGCGTCAAAGCCTTTCAAGCGGTTTCTGGTGCAGCGACAAACACTATTGCAGGCGTTTTCGCGGCAAAGGAAAACTCCGGCAATGTCAAGCTTTTTGCTGGCGATGATGCAAAGCTTTATGTTTTTGGCGGCTCTGGCAATGCGTTGGTAAATGCTAGTAAAGCTGGAAACTATAACATTGGTGCATCAGGGCGTTGGCGCTTTACGCAGTTTGGTGACAAGGTTTTGGTCGCAGGCACTACCGCCGAAGATGTGCAGAAATGGCAACTTGGAACAGATACCAGTTTTTCAGACCTATCAGCCTCTTGCCCAAAATGCGATTTTATTACGGTCGTGCGCGACCAAGTTTGGACGGCTTCGGTTGATACGGGTTCCGGCAAAATTCCCTTTCGGGTGCAATGGTCTGGCATAAATGACGAAACAAGCTGGACTGTTGGGACAGATCAAAGTGACTTTCAAGACATTCCTGACGCTGGCGCGATTACCGGCCTCGCTGGCGGGCAAACAGCCGTCATATTAATGGAGCGGGCAATTGCTGTCGCAAGTTATGTCGGCTCGCCTTTAATTTATCAGATTGACAGAGTGGAAACTGCGCGGGGTTGTGCATATAGCGGATCAGTTGCGCAAATTGGTCGGATGGTTTTCTATTTATCAGAAGATAGTTTTTACGCTTTTGATGGCACAAAAAGCCAGCCTATCGGCGCGGAAAAAGTAAACAGATTTTTCTTTGATGATATGGACGCGGCATATAGCAGTAAAATGAGCGCGGCAGTAGACCCAACGCAACAAGTAGTGGCGTGGTCATACGTTTCAAATTCTTCGGCTGATGCTTCACCTGACCGTATGATTGTTTTTAATTATGCGGTAAATCGCTGGTCGCTGGTTGAGGTTGGGGCTGACATTATTGCGCCTTTTTTCACGTCAGGCCAAACTTTGGATTCGCTCAATACTGTTTACACAAATATCGACAGTGTTGGCTCGCTGATTGACAGCCATCTTTTCAAAGGCGGAAGTTTTGTTTTTGGTGGCGCGTATAACAAAATGCTGCACGCATTTACTGGCGCCCCGCTCGCGGCCACGTTTGAAACGGCTGAACTTTCTGTTGCAAAGGATAAACATGCGCTGGTGACAAGGACAGTCCCCCATTTTACCGGCGGCAGCGTTTCGATGAAAATAGGCGTCCGCGACAGGCACGATGACCCTGTGGTTTTCGATGCTGGCAGCGCATTAACAAACGAAGGTTTTTGTGAGCATCGCGTGCAAGGCCGGTTCCATCGCGCGCAAATGACCATCAACGGAAATTGGCAAAACGCGCAAGGCGTTGACATAGAGGGGCGTCAACTTGGCAGGCGCTAGCTTTAGGCGGTTGCCAAGCGAGGCAATTGACCCGCGTGAAATAAGCCTTGTTGTCAACAATATTTTGGCGGGCAAGTTAAACTCAACCGGCACCGTCACATTAACTGCAAACGCTGCAACGACTGTTGTTGCAGATGATCGTGCTGGATACGAAAGCGTCATTTTATTTATGCCAAAAACAACCGCCGCAGCAAGCGAACATGCCGGCGGAACAATGTATGTTTCTTCGCGCGGCAAACAAACTTTTACGGTCACTCATGCAAACACAGCATCAGCCACAAGATCCTTCGACTATATCATTATCGGCTGAATGGTCGCGTTGCGCTGATTGGATAGCGGCAGCGCTAGAGCATGCAAATGGCACCCATTCGATGCGTGATGTTTTTGAAATGGTTGAGCGCAGCGATGCGCAGTTTTGGCCTTTGCATGATGCTGCAATAGTCACCGAAATAGTCGAATATCCGCAGTGCAGAACTTTGCGTTTCTGGCTGGCAGGCGGGAGTCTAAAAACATTATTTGAGGCAGAACCAACACTTATAAATTGGTCAAAAAGTTGGGGATGCAAATCTGTTGAAATAGTCGGGCGGCGTGGTTGGCACCGCGCACTTAATGGTTATAGGCCGACAGCAACCATAATGACAAAGGAAATAGCTTATGAGTAAAGGCGGCGGACAAAAGACGGTTAATACCCAAGTGAGACCACCGGAATATGCAATGCCATTTCTGGAATATGGTTTGGCTCAAGCAAAAGATCAATATACATCTTCAACTCCATCATATTATCCGAATCAAACTGTTGTCGGCTTTGCGCCGGAAACAACGATGGCGCTTGACATGGTTCGCGACGAGGCGCTTGACCCGCAAGGCATGACAGCCCAAACGGCAAACGCTGTTAAGTCAAATTTAATGGGGACAAACCCGTTACTCAATGCCGCTTTTCAGCCAGCCATTAATCAAGTTCAAAGTCAGTTTTCAAAAGCTGGCAGATACGGGTCAGGGGCTAACCAACAGGCGCTTGCGACAGCTTTGGCGCCAATTAGTTACCAAGCGCAACAAGCCGCTATTAGCCAAGCCCCGCAAGCCGCTAACATGGGAGCGCAAGCACTGGCCGGCGTTGGTGCAGCGCGCGAACAACAATCTGAGGCTGAATTGCAGGCGCAAATTGACAGGTTCAATTTTGAGCAAAATCGCGATGCTCAAAAGCTTCAAAACTATATGTCATTGGTTGGTGGCGGAACGATGGGTAGCACTACTGTCAATCCGGTAAACCGCAACACCGCGTCATCTGTTTTGGGCGGTGCGCTTGGCGGCGCCCAATTGGCTAAAAGCGCTGGATTTGGTGCGGGCATGGGCGCCATTGGCGGTGGCCTTTTAGGATTGCTTTAGGGGGTTTTTATAATGGACAGAAGTATAATTTTTGCAGCACCGCGCACATCGTTTTTAGATCAAGCATTGCCGCCCATTAGCCGCAACATTACGCCACCGGCAATAGCGCGCGCTCAAAGAAGCCAGCTTTCCCCGCAAATGCTTGCAGCTTTAACAGGTCAACCAATCCCAAAATCTACAAGCCACAGCCCTATTCCGCTTCCTACAAGTTCGCCGGTCAGGCAAAGAAAGTCTAACAGCCCAATCCCATTGCCTAAAAGCAAACCATATACCGGCGCTCTGCCTACCGGCAGGCCTATGAAACCATTTACACCGCTTCCGCCTGCGGCTGGCACTGCGCAAATGTTACGCCCAAGCCAGCCCGCTAATATACCAGCTTCACCAGAGCAACCAGCGCAGCCAGTTGGTTTTCTTGATGGGCTTTTAGGTGGCGGTTTTGACGATCCAAAAACGCAAGGCATTCTTGCCGCGTCTGCCGCTTTGTTGGAAGCTGGCGCCCCTGTTGTTGGCGCTCCAGCCCCATCGTTAGGGCAAGCGCTTGGTAAGGGTTTGCGCGCTGGCATGGGCGCCTATGGCACCGCAAAGCAAGGTATTGCGGCGGCAGAAGATGCGGAGATCAACCGGCGTTACAAAATAGCGCAGGCCGATCTAATGGATAGAAAGTTGCAAACGCCAACGCGGGAGCAAATCCAAAACGGCGCGTTTACTGTTGTCACCGATCCGATAACCGGCGAACAAACGATCAAACCAAACGAAGAAATCATTAAATACCAAAAAGAAATGAAGGCGCTAACTAAAACGGATAAAAAACCGGTGCGCATGTCAACCGCAGCATCAAAACTTGAAAATGAAGATTTTACGGCTCTGGACTTGTCTGCCGGCATTAATGATGACGTAAACAAATATATCAATCTGTTAGAAAATAAAGAAATGACGCTTGGCATCACAGACAGCATAGAAGATGCGATTTCTAGCGGTTTGGGAACATCAAACCAAGACACCGCAAATCGCGCTGACTTTATGACCTTTATTACAAAGCTAACCAACGACAGCTTGAGGTTAAATAAAGGAACGCAAACTGAAGGCGATGCTAAACGCGCTAAACAAGAATTATTCGCCAACCTAAATGACGAAAAGATCGTTATATCGCGGTTAAAGGAAATCATGCGCATAAACGAACGCGCTATTAAAAACCGCAAACGCGCAATTAATCGCAGGCGCAACAACGAAGGTGTCAAAGCTTTTGATTTTAGCACTTACAACGATGTTAAATTTAAGGAAATTGACTGATGGCAAAAATTGAAGTCGACGGCTTGGGCGTCATTACTGTCCCTGATACCTTTAAGACCCTTACTAAAGAAGAAAAACAGCGTTACGTCAACCAGATTGCAAAAAGTGGCGCGCAAAGAGAACGGAAAAAAATCAAGCCAAAGAATGAAGAAAAAAGTGATGGCGATGATGGTTATGCCGCAAACTTGGCGCGCATGGGCGGTCAAGGTTTATTGTTAGGCTTTGGCGATGAAATAGAAGCAGGCTTGCGAACTGGATTTGGTTTTGCCGGCGATTATGGAAAAACCCGCGATGATATTCGCGAAAATATCGACGACTTTCGGGCAGCAAACCCCAAAACAGCCCTTGCGGCTGAAATTGGCGGCGGTTTGCTAACTGGCGGCGTTGGTGGCGCTAGGGCGGCTGGCTCAGTGCTTGGCAGAAAATTAATTAACAAAGTTGGCACCGCAGGGTTTGGCGGCACTGTCGGCGCTACTGAGGGCGCTATTGCTGGCGTCGGCGCTGGTAGAGATAGCAGCGAGCGTTTAACTGGTGGTCTTGTTGGGCTTGGTCTTGGCGGGGCATTAGGTAGCAGCGCACCGCTTGCAATCAACGCAATTGGGAAAGGGCTTAACAGGGCTGCTTACACGCTTGGTTTAAAGTCTGATGATGCAATCCAACGCGGGGCAGACTTAAAGGCTGTGCAGGCGCTAGAAAACGCCAACACAACCCCTGCGGCGGTACAACAAAGCTTAGATGACGCCGTTGTTCCAAACATGATGATTCCTGATGTTGCTGGCGAAGCAACGCGGCGGCTTGCGCGCGGTTCTGCAACTGTATCGGGCGAAGGCGCCGACATTGCGCAGAAAGCACTTGATGACCGCATGGCAGGGCTAGGCGATGACATCGCTGATGATATTGGCTTTGTTTTGGGCGGCAATACATCTAAAAAAGAAGCGCTTGATACTATAGCTGACCGCCAAGCAAAAAACGCTGCGGATGATTATGATGCGGCTTTTAATATTGATGGCAGGCCGGCATCTGTGCCAGTTACGCCAGAAATTAAACGTATTCTTTCCCTGCCCGCATTCGATGAAGCCGTCGAAAAAGCGGCTAATTTGGCAAAGTTTGACGGCGTTGAATTGCCAAGCGCGCAACGCTTAATTGATGGCGGCGCAATCGACAATCTATCAGTCCGCGAATTGCATTATATTAAAATGGGGCTGGATGAAGTTATGGGTCTTGGCAAGCGTGGCGCTTCAAAAACAAGCATTGGTCGCGGTATGGAGCGCGGCTTAAAGAATGCGCGGGCAAGCTTTATTGACATTATCGACAACGCATCACCAAAAGTCCTAAACGATGCGGGCGATGAGGTTAGCGCATATAAAATTGCCCGCAACAAATTTGCCGGTGATGCACGCCTAAAGGATGCACTCGATGACGGCGAGGCATTTTTTAAGTCTGGCGCTGACGATATTGCCTCCGACTTGAGCAAATTATCATCAAGCGAAAAGGAAGCGTTTAAGATCGGCGTGGCTCAAGCGATCCGCAACAATGTTGACAAAGTTGCTGACATGGCGGACGCCGGCAAACGCATTTTTGGAAGCCCCGCAAAGCGCAAGCAATTGCGTGCAGCTTTTGACGATGATGCTTCATTTGAGGCTTTTGAAAAGCGCATGACGCAGCGAGCAAGTCAGGTTAAGACAAGGGCTAGAGCCGCGCCAACAGCCGGAAGCCGGACTGCTCCTTTACAAGAAGATGTCGCTAATTTAGGTTCAGACGCTAGCGCCGTTGGACAGCTTTTAATGGGCAATCCATTACCAACCGCCCGCAGCATATTTGAGCGAGCAACAACGCGCGGCGGTATGCCAGAGCAAATTGGCAGCGCATTATCCCGCGATTTGTTTTCGACTAACAAACAACAGCAACGTGCATTTCTTGACAGGCTGGCGAAACGCCAAGCAGAAGAAACCGCGCGCCTCGCCCGAAGTGGGCGCAGAACCGGCGCCTATGGCGGGTTTATTGGGGCTGGCAGTGGTCTATTGACCGGCGACAGATAATCCATAGAAAAAGGAAAATGAAATGAGTAAAGATAATTTTGGTCAATACGATGCAACCGCCGCAAACAATACTGACGTCGGTGGCGTAAACCTTGCTGAAAACTCAATGCTCCCATCCGACGTGAACAACGCCTTTCGTGAATTAATGAGCCATATTAAAGGTTTTGAGCAGGGGTCAGACAGTATCACAAAACTGGCAATTGGCGCGGGCTGGACTATAGAGCAAGATAATTCGAATAACTTGTTGTTAAAATATAGTGGAACCGGCGTCCTAAAAGTAACAAGCGCGGGTGCCATTGTTGCGGCGTCCGACATAACAGCTTTCGGAACTATCTAATGGCTATTACAGCAAGCGGCGCTGTTAGTTTCAGCGATTTGCGCACCGAGTTTGTTGGTGGCGCATCGGCAATCTCTTTTAGTAGCTTGTATCGCGGCGGGGCTACAATTAGAGCGAACGCGGGCAACAATAGCAGCACAAATTTAGCTGCAAATGTGCCTGCGAGCGGCGCGATAAATTTTACCAATTTTTACGGCGCGGCAAAAGGCTTCCGAAAAACTTATACTTCCGGCGCAACCGACCAAGATTTGTCAACTATTTTTGGCAGTGATTGGGGCGAAAATTATCCTAAAGAAGTGGTAATTAATGCCGGCGTGACCATTGGCGCGACCTCGACCTCAAACGAAGCATTAGAAGTCAATAGCGGCGGGGTTGGCACTATCACAATCACAAACAACGGCACGATCATCGGCGCTGGTGGCGCGGCTGGCGCTGCGGGCGGAGATGCTTTTGAGGCTAGTGTCGCCTGCACACTTGTTAATAACGGAACCATCTCAGCCGGCGGCGGCGGCGGCGGAGCAGGGGGAACGGGTGGAAACGGACAGACAAGCACTACAACGACAACCACAATCACTGATTTTCAGCATCCGGTGTATGGTGGAACTACTGATGCTCAGTTTAATGACGAGCAAGGAAGTTGGACATATCGGTGGGGTGGAACGGTAATAAGTTATCCACAGTGTTCGGCTTGCTATCAGGCTGGCTACACCTATTCAGTGGGAGCATATAAGCGCGGGTCGGGTGGAACATACCATTACGAGATTACAAGAACAGGGCCATCGACGACGACTACAAATACTGATGGAACAACCGGTGGTGCTGGCGGCGTTGGGGCTGGATATAACCAGAACGTCGCGGCAGGCTCGACTGCTTCAACAGCCACATCACCCGCCGGCACCGGCGGAACCGGCGGAACCGGCGGCGGGCTTGGTGCAAGCGGGGCGCAGGGAGCTACCGGCGCTAACGGAAACCACACAAACGGTGCGGTCGGCGCTGTTGGGGGCGCTGCGGGCGTTTATATTAGGGGTGTCTCAAACGTAACTTTAACCCAAAATGGAACCGTTCACGGTTCAACAGCATAAGGATTTTATAATGGCTAACCCAATTTATACCGTTGAAAAAATAACTTCTGATGGCGTTCAAGTGCGCTACGAAAATGATAGTTGGGCTGTTTTGCCTATCACCGAAAATATGGAAGTGGCTGATATCGACGATTTAGCCTTGCAATATGCACCCAAAAGTTATTCTGCACCTGATTTTTTATCTGTTGGAACGCAACGATCAGCGGTTGCAATAGAACCCGAAGGTAAAATCGTACCTATACCAGAGTGGAAACAAGCGCGTTTAAATGATTATGGAACAATCGAAAGTCAAATCGAGTTTATTACTGAAAACGGGCTGGATAAATGGCAAGAAAAAGTTGCCAAAATTAAAGCAGATAATCCGAAACCATAATGATTAGCTCGATTCCTTTCCCAATTGTTGACCTAATCCAGACTGTGCTTTTGGTCATCATTATTTTTCAGTTGCACAAAAAAAACTAACCCCTGCCGCCAGCCCCCCGCAAAATTTTAAGGTGCAATGATGGAACCTATTTCAACAGCAATTGCAGCGGTTACGGCTGCGAGCAATGCAATAGCATTCATCAAAGCCCGCATTAATGATGTCCAATCTGTTTCTGAAATTGGCGATCAAATCGGCACGCTTTTCGCTGCACAAAAAAAGCTAAATGAGGAACGCAATCAGCAAGCGGGGGTTGGCGACATAAACATCCGTAGTTCAATTGACGCTGTATTGGAGGCAAAGCGTCTGAACGAGCAAATGCATGAAATTGCCACCATGATAAACATGCGGTGGCCTAAATCCGCCGACCAGCCGTCGACATGGCAGGAGATTTTAAGTCATCATAATCAGGCTATCCGCGACCAGAAAGCTGCGAAGAAAAAAGCACAAATTGAAGCGGCTAGAAAACAGCACGAGATCGAGGAGGCGATTAAAGCGTTCTTACTTGTCGCCGGTTTGGTCATCATCTGTTTAGGCTTTTTTGCGTTTATGTTCACAACCATAGCAAAGGCGATATTATGAGCGTTGAACGGGAACTTGGAGAAATGTCAAGCCGGTTGCGCACATTAGAGCGCGAAATGGCTGAACATAAAGCTACCTTAAAAGAAATTCACGAAATGGCTTTACAGGCGAAGGGCGGTTGGAAAACGCTTATGATGGTCGCTGGATTTGCCGGCATTGTTGGCGCGCTAGGCGCTAAAATATTTATGCTTTTGGGGTTTATGCCCCGCTAGCCATGAGCGCAATAGTTACTGGTCGGATCGGCGAATATATAGCCGCAGCCGTTTTAGAACTTTATGGCTGGAAAACTGTTATTTCTCCCGCCGCTGGATTTGACATGATCGCCACGCGCGGCGCCAAAATATATCGTTGCCAAGTTAAAGCCAGCACTTTCCACAAGCCAGACGGGCGCCGATATTTAAGCGGAAAACTTCAATGGCACTTTGGCGTTGGCGGAGCCAAACGGCACCCAACGATAAAAGATTATGATTTTGCTGCATGCGTCAGCATCCCACACCGCAAATGCTTTTTCCTGCCAATAGAAAAAATCGAAACACTAACGCTATCGCGTTCCGCCGAAACAATTGATGAAAAAAATTTAGAAACCGAAACCTTAAATAACACTATGGAGATTTTAGATGCCCGAACTTCCTAACCGCCGTCCCTGCACAAGCGAAGATGTTGGCGAAGGGATGACTGTTACAGTTTCCTATCACCCGCAATCTGGTGAGCCTGTTGAGGTTTTTTTAACAGGGCGAGGGGTTAAAGCATCTGACAGCCCAATGACTGAGGCGCTTTATAGGCTTGGTGTTGTGGCAAGCAAAATGATGCAAAAGGAAGAATCCGATGAGCAAGCTGTTAGAGTTAGTTAAAACCCATGAGGGGGTGGTCAAGCATGCTTATGCAGACAGTCGTGGATATTTGACGATTGGATGCGGAAGGCTAATTGATAAAACTTTAGGCGGTGGTTTGTCTGACGACGAAATAGACTATTTGCTAAGTAATGACATGCAGCGTTGTGAAGATGAGGCGGTGACATATTCATTTTATGCAAAGTTAGACGAAGCCCGAAAAGCCGTCATTATTTCTATGCTGTTTAATTTGGGAAAACCAAATTTTGACAAGTTTCAGAATTTTCAAGCTGCACTTTTAGTTGGCGATTATCGTTTGGCGGCATCGGAGATGCTGCAAAGCCGGTGGGCTGATCAAGTAAAGGGGCGGGCTGTCGAGCTTTCTAAAATGATGGAAACGGGGGAATGGCATTGAGCAAGATAATTTTAGAATACAAAATTATTCCGCGCTTTATGATGTTGGCTTTCACATTTATGGCGTGGAATGTTTGCGATTGGTTTATGGGGTTGGGCGCGGCTGCAACCACCCAACAAACCGCTTTCGTTAGCACCATAGTTGGCGCCGCTACCGGCGCATTTGCGGTGTGGATGGGTAGCGAGGCCAAAAAATAAAATGAAAGCTGTTGCGCATAAATTGAACGAAAGTTCAGAAGTGACAATTCCGTTGCGGAATCTTATTAGCATGATTGCTTTCACTGCGGTTTCGGTTTGGGTTTATTTTGGCCTAACGGAGCGCATCAGCTTCCTTGAACATAACCTTGAATTGACGATGGCAGAAGTCGAAGAAAACGATGAATGGATAGATAAGTTTGAGCCGCCACAATCCGTTCAAGATACTATTGTGCGAGTGCATTATTTAGAAATCGAATTAGCCAAAATGAAAATGACATTAGAACAGGTTGCCAAATGATCGGACAAATTTTAGGCATTGCCGGCCCAATAATTGACAAGTTTGTGCCAGATGCCGACACCAAAATGAAGCTTGCGGCAGAATTAGAAACGCAGCTTGTTGGACTGCAAGCTGCCCAAGCGGCAACAAATCTTGAGCAAGCAAAACACCCATCAATTTTTGTTAGCGGCGCTCGTCCGGCAATAATGTGGATATGCGCTTTAGGTTTGGCCTCGCAGTTTTTTAT